TGTCTCTCTACGGCCTTCTTCTTCCAGCCAACGTGCATAGCGGCTGGTTGCAATAAATGTTTGGTAGTCAGTTGGTAAATAATTATTAGACATGGTTACTCCACTAAGTCTTTTAAGTTGGGTTTTTTATAATTTGGGCCTTTCATAACTTTACCTTTGTCATCTTTTAAAGGTTTGCCATCTATCCCTAGTTTGCTCATGTTTGAGAGGTGGACACGCCTAATAGCCTTGTCTAAATCCCACCCATAAGTGGCGCAGTATCCGTTAATTACGTAACTTAAGTCAGCCAACTCCTTGAGCATATTCTCAGGGTCAGTTCCTTTACTGCTTTCTTCCGCAAGTTCATCAAATTCTTCTTGCAAAAATTTAAATCGTAAATTCTCTAAATCAATACTTGCAAACCATTCCTGATCCAGCGGCTGTTCCATACGCTTTGCAAATTCTCGCACCATCTGAAGAGGTGTTTGGTAGTGATTATCCCAACTGTCAGGCATATCATGTAGGCCAGCCTGAGAAGGTGGTTCTTGCATATCTTTAAATGCATCAATGTCTTCTTTTGTTATCATTCTTCTAATTCCTTAATTAAACGGTCTAAATACCAACGGCACTTCTTTAGGTCTTCTAGACCGCTCTTGTAGGGCCATCTCCACAGGTACTTGAAAGCATTCTGCCAACAGTACGCCTGATGTGGTTCGATCATGTCCATTGCGCCATTCGACATAGCTTTCATGGCATCTATGCATTCGATATTGGACGAATTATAATGGGGTGGACTGTTCACCATGTCTTTATCACCAGCCATCAGTGAAGCTTATTCTTTAAGTGAATTACATTATCGCTTTTGGCTCCCTTGATCTTCTCAAGTAGTTCTTCGTCAGGCTCCAAAACTAATTCTTCACCGTCCAATTCCTCTACTAAAGCACGTAGTTCACCCAGCTTGCGGAGTAGGGAGCCTTGGAATGCCAAGCCCTCTGCTTCGGCATCAATCTTAAAGCCTATGCCGTTCAGCATATCTATATAAAATTCTGCTTGGTCTTGTGGCAGTCTAGGGCTTAAATTATGCTCCATATGAACATCTAACATTTCTGCATCGGGGTCTATGGAGATATAGATAGTTAAAGTATTACTTTTTAAATTCGACATAGGTTACTTTCGTTTCATTAATTTAAAGAAGTGGTCAGCGTCCATAACCGCCAGTGGTTTTTGGCGATCACCTTTTATAATTGCTATAGGTTCTGCCCCCTTGGGACAGTTCTCTACAGCCTGATCCATCACCTTATATATTGCGAAGCTTTTAAAAGACTTACACTCCACAGAATAAGGGAATAGGCGTCTGGCGGCGGGACTTAGCTGTATGTCCTCACCACCAGCACCCATAGAGGTACTACGGACATCATCGGGGAGAAGTATTTTGGGAAAGAGTGCCAGTATTCTATCTCTTACCCACTGTTGATGTCTGCGCCCCTTTGCCTTTGCACTTTGAGTGCTTATAGCCATTTAGGTAATTCTATTATGCTGTAGTCACCCCAGCCCGTACTGTAGTCCTCTTCCTCTTGGGCAGAAGCAATAACCTTAAGGGTTTGGTGCATACGCTCTGTAGCACTCTCCAGCAAAGCCTCAGACACTACATGGATATGAGAAATATACGGAGCATTCTTCTCTACAGCGATAAACTTGAACGTATTTACATCCAGACCAGCCAACTTACAGACATATAAGTAGAAGGCACTCTGAATATCATACGCATACCGAAAACACTCGTTGGAAAAGCCCATAGGTGATGCATCAAGAGTAGTTTTAACATCAAATACAGTATTTTCACTCTGAATAAGTAAATCAGGTCTCGTTTTGAGCATCAGTCCTGTATTAGGACACTCTGCAAATATACTAACCTCATTTTCTCTATCTTTGTGACGTAAAAACTTCTTACAGTCTTCATTCTCAAGAGTGGTATTAGCTATTTTTCTTGCGGTGTAGTATTCCACTTCAGTCAGGAGTACTTCATCGTCTTTTAGCTTGTCTTCTTGCTCCTTAAAGCCTTTAGAACGCCGTGTCTTTGGCCCCTTGTGTACTAACTTTTTTTCTTCTTCTAAGAGAAGCGCATGTACAGCCGTACCCATAGTAAAAGCACTAGTCTGTATACGCTTTTCACCCTTCCAGTGTGCTAATGATTTCTTAGATACCGTTTTAACGGCAGAGGAAGATATACCACTGGTGGAGTGGTATACCTTGTTAGACATATTATGGACTACACCCATTAAACGGCTTCGTCAAAGGACTGTTCTAGTTCCTCTAAGGTATCAGCTAGACTATTATCTAACTCATCCTCATAATTTTGGATGTTGTTCTTCTTCCAAGACTTCTCAATCCTCTCATTCTCTGCATCAATCAACTCAAGTACAGCACTAAGACTGTCGTGAATATCTTGAGACATAGGAATAGGGGTAGTGAACTGAGGATCAAAGCGCATCACATAGTATGTTGCACCCTTCGGGCTTTGAACTTTGTCTGCCTTTAGAACGCTCTCAAAGTCCCACAGTTTTTTCTCACCCATACGGCTTAGAACATCGTGATAGAATGGCCCATAGTTTTTACGCTTTAGAGATAAAACACAGGGTTGATTTTCTATTGTACGCTCTTCACCAGAAGCAGTTGTGCCTGTGTAAGATACTAGGCCACGCACAACTCTATATCTGTCGATACCGTTGTACTCTTTCCGCTCTTCCTCAGTAAAGTTTCTGGACTGTTCATATGTAGGCATATTACAGTTGTAACCACCTAACATATCACGGCCTTCTTCTTTAGCGTAGTCTAAAAGAATAGACTTATTAATTAGCCCTTCTTCGCCCCAATGCTGGTACTGTATCTTATTGCTTAGGGCTTGAAAGCGTACACCATCCTTAGCGTATACCCTGTCACTTACGGGTACATTTAAAAAGAAGGCTCCTAGTGGGATTTGCACCCCATTAACATCTTCGCCACGCGAATTTATCTTTAGGGTCGGTATACTTGGCCCCTTAGAATTACCTGACGTTGCACCTAATTTAGAAGCTAATTCTTCTAGGCTTAGGTTGCCTGTAGCTGTTGTTAATTCATTCATAGATTCATCCTTGTTAAGAGTTATCATTGTACCACTACTAGGTGGCAGTAGTCAACACTAACTCCTCTTGATTTAGCCAATTATTTCCCGCACTTATTTCGATGTCGAAAGGAACAACGGGGGTGTAGTCAAATCTTTGTTTCATCTCCTCTCCAATGCCAAGCATAGCGGTTTGAAGTATCCGCTTTACCTCTTCTAATTCGTCTTTGTGACAGTCCACCACAATGCTATCGTGGACGGTTAAGATTAATTTACTACGCAAGTTACTCTCTTTGAATAATCTCAGCGCACGTATACAAGCCAGAGGAACACAGTCTCCCGTGGCGAATCCCTGTATTGGATAATTTACTATTTGAGTGGCGTGACGTACTCTACCATTATTAGTGCGTACTACGTTGTCCCACTTGTATTGCCTACCACTAGGAACCTCTACAATTCCTGTCTTAAGCACACCCGTCATAAGCTTCTCTTGGTATTCCTTTAGCCCTTTGTACAGGACAAAGAACTCAGAAAAATACTTTTTGACATGGGGCTTCTCGCCGCCGCCCATCCCGCCGTATAGAGGGGCAAAGGAGTACTGTTTAGCCGCCTGTCTCATGTCCTTGCTTACTGCGTCAGGGCTGCACTGATTGATAATAGAGGCAGTCTGTTTATGGATATCTTTTCCATTATTAATATCAGCAATAATCTGACTATCTCTACTGAGTTCCCCAGCCATTCTAAATTCTAAGCCAGAGAAGTCGGCTTCAACGATTAGATGCTCTGGCCCGAACCTAGAGACAATAGCCTTACGTACTGGAAAGCCGCGCTTGGGCTGGTTTTGTAGGTTAGGTTCACTACTACTTAATCTACCAGTAGCAGTCACACACTGGTTAAAGTTAGCATGTAGTAGACCATTAGGCCGTGTGCCTCGCTGTATGCCAGCAACAAAACTATCTAAGTAGGTTGATACAGCATTAAGTCTACTCATCTTAGTAAGAAACTCTACTGCAACTTTGTACCCCTTATTCTCTGCCTGTTGTACGAGAACTTTGATGGTATGCTTGTCAGTCTTAAAGCCGTTGATACTTGCGTAGTTAGGACTTCTAGGGGTTAGCTTAAGACCAGCGGTTTCCGCTTGAGGGCTGTATATTGCACCCGCACCCAAACAAGTCTTACACTTAGTACGGTTCTTATAGGCTTCACCCTGTACAAGGTACTTCTTACCAAGCTTTGTAACTGTCTTCTTTTTGTACTTCTGGATAGTACCTATTCCATTACAGTCCACACACCGTACAGCCAGTGTCTTTTGAACAACCTTTGTGGTTGATCTAACTGCATCAGAAAACTCTTTACTGGTCATAAGGGGTGGTCTTAGTGGTTTTCCAACAGCATTTGTGCCTATATTAAACGTCTGGCGGTGAGCTTCACGGTTAGTTACCTCACGGGAGTACACCACCTTCGTCATATCAGCACCACTGTTTAAATTAATAGGCGTATCACCCATTACTTCTTCGACTATCTGCTTAAGACGTTCTGTTAATTCTTTCTTCTCCTGTTCAAATTCTCTCTCAACATCTTCTAGTATGTCGAGGGATATGGCAGTACCATTACGCTCTATCTCAACCAAGAACATGAGCATTTCATTCATAAGGTCGAGTACTGGAGTTAGGGACTCATTCTCTTCCTTCTTAAAGTCAGCCTGTTGAGCTAAGTATAATTCACCCGTAGTCTTTACGTCTGCTTCTGCATACTCAACT